GATGATAAAACTTATCAAGTAAAAACTACTGTAACAAAAGAATTAATATTTAATAGTAAAGAATTATTTTCTGCTGACTATGCAATATTAGTAACTCTTATTGGGGATAGAACTCAACCACATATAGACTCACGCTTTATAGTATGGGGTGATATATCAAGAGAAGATTTTCTCAAGGTATGTAAAGAAAAGAACTATGGTTATGGTGAAAGATTTGTCTGTGATGTCAATGCTTTGAACCAGGTGGTAAGTGGCTAATCCTAATGGGCGCAAGGGCGCACAGTTTGAAACAGATGTAATGAAGTGGCTCCGCAAAGCGGGTGCTATGGCAGAACGTCTGACTAAGGCTGGTGCTAAAGACGAAGGCGATATGGTAGTTATGATTGCTGGTAAGTCTTACATCCTTGAGTTAAAGAATCGTGCAACACTTTCATTGCCTGAGTTCTGGCGTGAAGCAGAAATAGAAGCAGTTAACTATGCTAAGGCTAGGGACATTGAAGATGTTCCGTTGCATTATGTTGTAGTTAAAAGAAGAAATGCTGGAATAGAAAATGCTTGGGTCATTCAAGACTTAAGCCAATGGATGAAAGAGAAGACAGGAGATGCACAAAATTGATAACGACTTACCTTCAGTTAAGGACATCCTTATACATTACGGCGCGACCTTGCGTGCTACGCGTGGGCAGGTTAACCTTAAGTGTCCGTTTCATAGCGACACACACCAAAGTGGTAGCGCAAATCTTGACAAGAACATATACATTTGCTTTGCCTGTGGTGTTCAAGGCAACAGTATTCAACTTGTCCAGTTACAAGAGAGGGTAGATTTTCGTGAAGCAAAGCGCATCGCAGAAGGAATTACTGGGGAAAGCAGCGGAGAAATACGCGGAGCATATACATCTGGCAGAAGGCTACCTAGCAAGCAGGGGAATAACAAGGGAAGTAGCGCGTCTAATGTCATTAGGCGTAGTCGCAGAGCCTGATGTTGGACACGAAGCATTCCAAGGAAGATTATCCATACCGTATATTACCAAGACTGGTGTTGTCGACTTGCGTTTTCGCAGTCTTAATCCTGCTGTTGAACCGAAATATATGGGTATGACTGGTGCTGAAACTAAAATGTATAATGTCTTAGACATTGATAGAGCAGGTGATTACATAGGAGTGTGTGAAGGTGAACTGGATACTATTACTCTCAGCCATTGTGTTGGCTTCCCTTGCATCGGCGTTCCTGGTGCTAATTCTTGGAAGAAACATTATACTAGGTTACTTGCGGACTTTGAAAGAGTATTCGTCTTCGCAGACGGCGACCAACCAGGCACGGAATTCGCACGCTCACTGGCTAGGGAACTCCCCGTTACTATCGTGCAATTGCCAGAAGGAGAAGACGTAAACTCTGCCTTTGTAAAGTATGGCGCAAGTTATATAAAGGAGAAAGCAGGAATAGATTGAGCGAAGATGAGTTTACAAACAATCAATGTAATGATTGTGGTAAAGTCTTTGATAGTTCATTTGAATTAATTGACCACGTTCTTGATGATGATGAAGAGTTCGACCCTTACTATGCCTTACCTAGTGGATATAAATTATTATTAGGTTCATTGCTTAGGTTCTTATATGGCAACGCTGATAACCCCGAACAGATTAAACATATAACTCAGTCAACATATGTAGCCTTGTTCGCTGCTGAGAATGGTTATGATTTAATAGATGAACTCGTTGAAGATATGGTTATTAAGTCAGCACTTCAAGACTTTGATTCAAGTCTTAAGAAGTTATTAGAAGAGGAAACTAAGGATGAAGGCGAGGAATGAAGAGATATGGCAGATTATAGAACATCTAAGGAACCAGGGGTTAGACATAAGCCAATACCAGGTGGAAGAGAATACGTTAATCGTAACCCTCAAGATACCCCTTATAGTTTCCCCGCAGAAGTAGCCAGTGTCTTCGATGAACTAGAGGAACTACTACTTAGTAAGCATAAGGACTATGGTCCCAAGAACATTAGCCAGTCCCCAGGCGGTCCTCTCAACGGATTACGTGTTAGACTATGGGACAAACTCGCACGCCTAAATAACTTAACAGATAACAACAGCCTACCCCAGCACGAATCTCTTGAGGATACCTTCAAGGATATGGCTAACTACGCTGTCATCGGACTGCTAGTGTTAAGAGATAAATGGGATAAATGAAAGAGAAAGAGTTGTTCGCTTGGCTGAAGGACAATCATTTCCCCGACCTCGAACACTCACCTCAAGTCTATGATGGCTTTGATTGTGTAACAATAAAGTTTGGAATGTTTATAGAACTCAAGTCCCGCAACACACACTACGATACTCTATTGCTAGAGAAAAAGAAGTTTGATTTCTTAGTAACTAAAGCAAAAGAGTTAGGACTTACCGCTTGGTATGTAAACTATACGCCCTCTGGAGTATGGTCATTCAAGTTAGATGATGAGAATGATTTTGTATGGGAAGATAAATGGTTGCCAGTTACTACTGAGTTCACTAACAAAAGTAAGATAATGAAACCAGTTACCTTCCTCCCTTTGAGTATGGGAATACAAATCAAATGAACCTAGAGTGGAACCGCATTGAACCTTGGCAATATGTAGTTGACGCTGTTGCCTCTGAGTATTCACGCAAGTATGAAGAGATTGATATAGCGGACATCCGTCAGTCCCTATATCAATGGTTCTTGGAGCATCCAGTTAAGTTAGATACTTGGGAAGCAATCGGTGAGAAGGATGCTAAGAATTTAATCTATCGTTCTCTTCGTAACCAAGCATTAGATTACTGTCAGTATTGGATGGCTAAGTCTGGTGGCTATGAAACATCTGACCTATTCTTTTATGAAGCAGATATGGTTGAGGCTCTGTTGCCCTCTGTGCTACGCGGTGAGTTCAACGTAACTGCTAAGTTAAACCTCAGTCATACTGGTAAACAATCAGCCCCTGCTGAGGGTGGAAACCTTATGGCTATGATGATTGAGATTGACTATGCTTACTGGAAACTACCTAATCCTGACCGCAAGTTGTTGTTCTTTAGATATGTAGAGTCAATGGACTTCGGAGATATAGCAACCGAACTTGGTTTAACATCAGAAGATACTGCTCGTATGCGGCACAAGCGTGCCATCAGAAAGTTAATCAATAAGATTGGTGGCTTCAAGCCCTATCGTGATGATGACTTTGCCGAACCAACAGAAGATTAATCTACATCTTTATAGACTTGGCGCAGGGCAATTTTCCTAATTGTATTCTGACTAACCTTGTATCTCTTGGCTAATTCAATTATGTTTGTAGCGATGTGAGATTTACTTCTTGAAATATATTCCTCACGGATTTGTAGTATGTCTTCTCTTGTCATCAGTTCCCCGTAGAGTAGAAGCCACCTGTCTTAAAGTGGGTAGGCGTTGGGTTCCATACTCTTTCCATTACCTTAGAATCCATAGGACATAGCACTTCATTATCTCTGTTATCTACGTTGCGACTTAATACTTGTAGTGCGTTACATTCACCACATCTATATTCATATGTTGGCATTACATCTCTCCATCTATCGGGGTGGGTGCTGTTGTTAGCGTTCCACATTCTTTACACTTTTGTTTCAAGTCATACCAGCCTATCGTTCTATCTTCTCTATCCCACATTACAGTAATCTCAAACATAAGACAACCACATATACAGGCAAAGGTCGGCTCTCCCTGTAAGTCAAACATCAATACCAGTTTCTGCGTAAGTGATGGTTGTAAGCGTTGCAAGGTGTTTGATAGCGATGCTCGATATATTTGTATGCCCTGAGTATCTGTATAGCAGGGTCCCTTGACTTCTCACTTAAGACTTGACCGATACCAAAGGCTGTGCTTTCTGGGTTGTCTGCCAGATGGTCGAAGCGAGATTCTTGGGTGAACAATTTCACCAAACATACCTGCTGTTGTTTGCTCCATCCCCACCCTGCTTGAGCGAAGGCTAGTGCCATCTTCTTGTTGGCTTTCTTCTCAGCCCAAGTTGCTTGCGTTGGCAATGGTTCAGGCTTTTCCTTGTGCTGTTTAACCTTTACCTCAATGTCAACCTGCTTAGTGGGGGGAAACCCCACAGCAAGTAAGACCACTATCATAGTGGTAACTGCCCTCACCCTGATGTGTCTTAAGGTTCTCTTCTTGTAGCCCTTCCTTTAGACACTCCATTTTTACAGGACACATATCGCAAATCTTCTTGGCAACTGTAATGTTGTAGACCATAACTCGTTGCTTATCGCGCTCTACTGAACACATATAAGACCACAAGTCGGGGTCATAATCTTTACCGCATAGTGCTTCTCTGTGGTAGTTAGGTATCGCCATTAACTTAACCTCTCTACTGCATTTGCTTCCGCAAAATCTACATCTTCGTATCTAACCTTAGAATAAATCTGATGCTCGAAGAGCCACTCATCTTTATCTAAGTTGCCGTATGTATCCCAATCTTCGGGCAGTTCTGTGCCAAGTGGCAAGGTAACTTCCGTTACTCGTATGCCCTCAATTCTGTGTGTAATCTGAAACTTAGCCAAGTTGGGTTGCTCCCTCGTGTTCATACTTACATTCAGGACAAGTCCAAACGGCTATGCCTCCGCCAACAAATGCCCATACATCTTCCATATCTTTATCGCAATCTCCGCAATAAAAATCTGATTGAACTTTATCCATTAGTTAACTCCTTCTCGTCTTCTTGCTCAAGGTAGGAATCAATCGCTAACTCTGCCCTTACTTGCTCTTCTGATTCCGATAACAGTTCAGAGATTTGCTCATCCATTGTGAAGGTAGATATACCACCATCATCAAAGACTTTTACTGCTCGCTCCCACGTTCCCGCCAATCGTTCAGAGTAGGCAGAGTCCCACCACAGCACCATTAGTTCCTCGTCTGGTGAGAAGTCTATCGTCAGCATTTGTATTAGGTCTTTTACTTTCATTTACTTTCTCCTGTCTTAAATAGTAGTTTTATATCTTGTTCTTGATAACATTTCTTACAAACCAAAGTAGATTCAAAGAAAGTTATATAAGCATTACAACAAAGACTCATTACTTTTCTCCTGTCGTTAGTAGTTTGCGTGCTTCTCGTTCCTCGTATTTCCTGACTCTTTCCTTACCCGCCTTTACATAGTCGCTCATTACTACACTCAGCCACCACACGATATAATAAACGGCTGTGATAATCAACAACCAAACCGCATACTGAATAACTAAGTGCCAAACATTCGTGTTAATTCCGAAAACTATCTGCCGTAAGTCGCTCACTTATTTTTCTCCTATCAGTTGATTAGTTTCATCCCGCAAAAGTTCTGCGGTTTCTTCTTCGGAATAAATCCCTCGGAACTTTCGCCCCGCTGGGTCTGTTCCCTCTACTATGAACCACTTTTCCGCTGTCATTATGCGCTCACCTCTATCTCGTTCATAATATTCTTGGCAATCTCAGACCAGTTCACCCGATAGAGAGAGCCGATGTCCTTGCTCATACTTATGAGTTCCTTGCGTTGAGCAGGTGGAGCAGAAAGAACCTCTTCCATATCTAAGAGTTCTTCAATTGTTTCCTCAAGGTAGTGCGCTAGTTCTACATAAGCGAAAGATATTCCCGTCTTCGCTATGCGCTCCGCCTCTTCTTGAACTGCTTCATATAATCCGCGTTCGTTGTCAATCCATAAGTTAGCCGCCCAGGTTTCTCTGTTTGTCCAGCCGTTGTATTCTTCGCACATTTTGTTGCTCCTGTCGTGATGTCTTGCAAGGTAGGACACTCGCCTACCTAGTGCCTCAATCGTGCCGTGAACACGCGCCCTCTGTCTAGGGTTTGAGGCTGTGAGTTCTATCACTTAGAAGATGAAGCCCCCGTCTATTAAAGAAACGAAGAGGACAAGAACAAGGGCGAAAGCCCACGCGCTCGCGGTCAATGTGTCGTTGCTCATTTGTTCCCCTTGTAAACATCGCAGGTGTCTAATTGTTGCGTTTCGCTAAAGGTGTATTTCATACATCCGCCCTCTGTGCTTAACCAATAAAGCCCG